GAGAATATATTATTATTGAAGCTTATGATGTTATTGATGGAGATACATATTCAGACGTGTGGAGTGATCGCTGGTTACAAAATTATGCTTCTATTTTGGTCAAAGAACAATGGGGATCAAACCTAACTAAGTTTAATGGAATGCAGCTTGTAGGTGGAGTTTCATTTAATGGAGAACAAATATTATCTGATGCAAAGGAAGAAAGACGGCTGATGGAAGAAGAAGCTATCGGCGAACTACAACCTCTTCAGTATAATTATATTGGGTAAGTAATGGCCACAAACACTTTCTTTAATAATTACTCTCAAGTTCAAGAGCAGTCACTAATTGATGATTTGGTAATCGAATCTATCAAGCAGTATGGTGTTGATGTTATATACATAAGTAGAGCAATTAAAGGTAGAGATGTAATCTTTAACGAAGATGATTTTCCAGAATACAACGAAACTTTTGAATTTGAAACATATGTTAAAAGCATGGAAGGTTTTGAAGGAGAAGGTGATTTCTTATCCAAGTTTGGTTTACAAATAAGAGATACATTAACTCTCACCGTGGCAAATAGAACATTTGAAAGACATGTAACTCGAGAGGTTGTTGAACTTACTCGTCCTAGAGAAGGCGATTTAATTTACTTCCCTTTAAACGAAAAGATGTTTGAAATTAAATATGTTGAACATGAAAGCATATTTTATCAAATGGGACAAACACAAGTATATGATATGCAATGCGAATTACTTGAATACGCAAATCAAAGATTCAATACTGGCCGTCCTAATATTGATGATTACTTCGCTGCTTATAATACAGACATAATTGTTGATGCAAATAACGCAACACTATCCGCACTGTCAGCAACTGACGATAACGCAAGCAACCTTGACTTTGAACTTGAAGCTGATGGTATTCTTGATTTCTCAGAAACTGATCCGTTTAGTGAAAACATATCTATAAGTGATACCTAATGGCAATAGCAAATTATTTTTACAATTCTACGATTCGCAAATATGTTGCTTTATTTGGTACATATTTTAATCAATTAGAAGTTCGTAGAGCGAGCACTGATGGTACTTTAAATCAGAGACAGATAGTACCTATTTCTTATGGTCCATATCAAAAGATTTTAGCAAGGCTTGACCAAGATCCTACTTTGCAGGGTGGTGCAACTCAAGATGCTTATGGTCAACCGACCGCAGGACAACCTTATGCAATGACATTACCTCGTATGGCTTTCGAGCTAACAAGTTTTGCATATGACGCAGAAAGAAAAGTTTCACCAACAAGAAAAATAAGAAAGAAAACAGTTGATGTAGAAAACGGTGGTCGCAGATTTGTATATTCAGGAACTCCATATAATATGGGATTTAGTTTATACATCATGGCAAAATATAACGAAGATGCCGTTAAATGTTTAGAGCAAATATTACCATTCTTTAATCCAGAGTTTACAAGTACCGTAAATCTAATACCAGGATTAGAAGCAATTGATATCCCTCTCATATTAAGTGATGTGACATCAGAAGATTTGTATGAAGAAGCCTTTACAACAAGAAGAAGTATTTTGTATACATTAAACTTTACAATGAAAGGGTGGTTCTTTGGTCCTGAGAAGGACAAGTCAGTTATTAAATTTATTGATACAAGACTAGCAACTAATACTACTGCGAATACAACGTTTGAAGAATTTCAAACAATACAACCAGGTTCTACAGCAAATAATGTAGCAACCTCTGATATAACCCAAACTATTGATTATAGCTTGATTGAATTTGACGACAACTGGGCATACATAGAGCAAGTCTCTGATACTGAACCCAGTTAAAGAAGGAACATTATTATGAAAATTGGATTTACTTGTAGCAGCTTTGACCTGCTTCATGCTGGACATGTCCAAATGCTAAGAGATGCAAAAGAACAATGTGATTATTTAATTGTAGGATTACAAATGAATCCTGCGGCCGACCGACCAAAAGAAAAGAACCCTCCTATTCAAAGTATCGTTGAAAGATATACTCAATTGAAAGCAGTAAGCTATGTTGATGAAATCATTCCTTATTCAACCGAAAGAGATCTTGAAGATATATTAGAATTATATACAATTCATGTTCGTATCTTAGGTGAAGAATATAGAGATAAAGAATTTACAGGAAAAGATATTTGTCGTAAACGAGATGTTGAACTATTTTTCAATAAAAGAGATCATAGATTTAGTACATCAGGATTACGAAAGAATTGTGCTTGGACAAATAAGGACGGCGATTGGAAGATGACCGCCGAGGGATAAATAATACTATGGATGATACAATAGCACAAGCATTAAATATGAGGCCTCTACAAGACACCAAAGAAGAAGCATTAGATAAATTAAATCCAGAAAATATGCCTGACCGCCCAACCAATTCTTTTTCAACAAATGAAAATGTTGAATTGGTGCAAGAAAGTGTAGATTCTGTGAAGAATCTGCCGCAAGAAAGTGTAGCCCAAGTACCTGCTATTGCCACTAAAGAAGCAGCAGAAAATTTAAAAGATATTGAGTTAGCAAAAGCTAACATCGAAAATATCATTAATCTTGGTGATGATGCAGTACGTGAAATGACAGAGATCGCAAAACAATCCGAATCTCCTCGAGCGTTTGAAGTTGTATCAACATTAATGAAAACATTACTTGATGCAAACAAAGATTACGTTGAAATGTCAACAAAGAAAAGATACGCGAAAGAAGAAGATCAGCAAGGTAAGACTGAGGTAACGAATAATAATTTAATTGTATCTACATCAGATTTACTTAAAATGATTAAAGGCGAACAAGATAAAAAATGAGTAACTTCGATAAAGGATACTTAGGAAACTCTCATCTCAAAAAGATCGGTGAACAAATAGAGTTCACTCCCGAGATGTTAAAAGAATATTTGAAGTGTGCTGACGACCCTGTTTATTTTGCAGAGAATTATATTAAAATTGTTCATGTTGACCATGGATTAATTCCAATGGCCATGTACGAGTATCAAAAAGAAATTACTGAAAAGATTACTAATAACAGAAGAGTTTCTGTATTAACATCAAGACAGGCTGGTAAAACAACAACGGCAGTAGCAGTTATATTACACTACATCCTGTTTAATGAATTTAAAACTGTAGCCATATTGGCAAATAAGGGAGACGGTGCTCGAGAAGTTCTAGGCCGTATTCAGATAGCTT